AAGGATAATCCAGTTGACATCGAGTGGTTGTTGGCAGAAACCGAAAAGTTCTGTCAGGATAAGGCATTATACAATGCTATCATGGGGTCGATTGAGATTATTGATGACAATAAGAAAACTACAACGGGTACGGGGGAGATACCCAAAATGTTGAGTGATGCACTGTCAGTTAGTTTTGATCCTAATGTTGGTCATGATTACATCGAGGATTCAGAGGAACGGTTTGAGTACTATCACAAAGTAGAGGAACGGATTCCGTTTGATCTGGATTTGATGAATAAAATCACTAAAGGTGGTCTACCTAAAAAGTCATTGAACGTAATTATGGCTGGAACTGGTGTGGGTAAGAGTTTGTTTATGTGCCATTGTGCAGGGGCAAACTTGAATGCTGGTTTGAATGTACTGTATATCACATTGGAGATGGCAGAAGAACGGATTGCCGAAAGAATAGATGCCAATTTATTGGATGTTGAAGTGGTGCAATTATCAACCTTGAAACGGGATAAATATCTTAGTCATATCGACAGCATACGGAATAAGACAGTTGGAAAGTTGATTGTCAAAGAATACCCAACGGCAGTAGCACATGTGGGGCATTTTCGACATCTGTTGAATGAACTGAATCTCAAAAAGAGTTTTAGACCAGACATCATTTACATCGACTACTTGAATATCTGTTCGTCGAGTCGGGTAAAACCTAATGCCAATACCAATTCTTATACATTGGTCAAGTCAATTGCAGAGGAATTGCGTGGGTTGGCAGTAGAGAACAATATACCAGTTGTAACGGCAACACAGACTAATCGGACAGGTTTTACCAATTCTGATGTGGATTTGACTGATACGGCTGAAAGTTTTGGATTGCCAGCAACTGCTGATTTTATGGTGGCATTGATTAGCAATGAAGAAATGGAAGAACTTGGTCAATTATTGGTCAAGCAACTAAAAAATCGTTATAACGATCCAACCAAGTATCGAAGATTTGTGGTTGGGGTAGATAGGGATAAAATGCGAGTATTTGATGCCGAAGATTCGGCACAGGATGATCTGTTTGATTCACCGAATGACGATGATGATGACAATAATTTCTTTAGTGGGTCGATTGGGGCAAGAGATGTCTCAAGTAGATTTGAAGGGGTAGTATGAAGTACAAACCATTACCTGATTCTTTGACAATCAAGGATTCGTCAATACATGGTTTGGGTATATTTGCAACTTGTGATATACCAGAAAAAACTGATTTGGGTATAGCACATGTCAGAATGGTAGAGTGGCTTAGTTTTCCACAGGGGTACTGTAGGACACCGTTGGGGGGGTTTTATAACCACAGTGACACACCAAATTGCACGTTAGTGGATAGTGGTATTTGGAAACGTTTGGTTACATCTAAGGACATCAAAAAGGGTGAAGAAATCACCTGTAAATACACTTTATACGAGGTAGGTCAAACATGAAAAAACTAATTGGAATTTCAATTATTTTGTTTTTGCTCACACAGGTAACAGGTTGCATTATTGAAACTTATCAATACGAACCTATAGATTCGACAATCAGGATTTATCCACCACCACCTGTACATGCGTACAGAATACCAGTGTATGGTAGAAGTTATTATTACGACTATAACTATAGTCGTCCAATTATTGTCCGAAACCCCCAACGGAGATATATCAATGCCAGAAATCGTACAGTCCGTAGTCATCCCATCCGAAAACGAAATGTTAGTGGAAATCACCCAATCCGCAATCAGGCAAGTAGAGAACACTATAAATCAAAAGAGATGGATTCCAAGAGACACACTCCTAAGACTAGTACATCAAGGCCAAACGGAAACCGATTACAAAATAGGTCTAGGATTAGACGAAAGAAAAGACAGCATTCAACACCTGTACGATAATTTTTACAGTTTGGGCCAGTTCGAGATGGTCATTGATGACAGTACTTTAGCAGTAGTGGAAGGGGCAAAGATCGACTATGATGATGATACGTTTACAATCTATAATCCAAATAAACCAGACAATTTGGGGGAGAATAAAAAATGAAGTGGATAATTAGTGTGGCAATAGCAGTAGTGATTTCGGTAGTTGGTTTGATGGCAGTCGGTTCGTTATGGTAAAACTGTTAGGTTTATAAATACCATTAGAGAACTAAATTAGATGGGTAGAGTTTATGCTTAGATTTAAAGAACACATGTATGATAGGACGATTCAAAACTTTGCTGATGCTTTATGGGAAGCAAGTATTGTGGATTCTGGATATTATGTAGCAGACCAAATACCAGTGACACTCAGACCTAAATCATCTGGTTCATCTGCAAAAATTGTCCAAAAAATAATGGAGTTGGAATCTTCTTTGGATAAAAATAGTCTGTTTTTCGTTTTGGGAAATGTTCCTGATACGATAAACCATGCTATTGTTGTTGGTGATGCGGATGTCACATGTTATCTCAGAACTGAAATTTCATCTGGTTCTGTGTTCTTTCAAATCAGTTCTACTACTGGTGCTATACAAAATGCATTTAATAAGTCCAAAATCCAAAAGAAAGCAAATGTCTATCGTTGGAAAGATGGAAAAGAACAAGAAATAGAAGCACACAAACTTTCTCCAGCAGAATCTACTGAATTATATGAGGTTACTGTTGCTGTTGGTTTGGGTGTTTCTAACACTTCCAAATTGGAAAAATGGGTTAAGCAAGGTGAATTTGTAATAGATGAACAAAATGCTATATTAGATGGGAACGCCATAGATGATTTTTTCGGGGATATGAATGATGCCATATCTACATTAGGGCTAGTTACATACACTTATCGTCGAGAATTGGCAATATGGTATCTAAACTCTATCATGGGGATATTGCAAAGTGCGTTGGGATTTAGACAGAAATACAGTTCGGTGTTTCCAGTTACCGATATTCTGTGGGATAAAATTGATACTGACTATAAATTTAATTGGTTTAGGGATGTTGGTGGTGCAGTTGATAAGAAAACGATTGGCAAAAAGAAAGAAAACACTGCTGATGTGGTTACATTCACTGGTGCAACATGGGCATCCATAAAGGGAAATCCAGAAAACTATACCATGACAACCGATGATAATGGTGTCATTTCTTTAATGGAAGGTGATAAAGAAAAATGTAAAATTCTTCAGTTATCGTTGAAATTGAGTAAAAGTGGCGCACAGGGTGGAAAATCTATAGTTGCATTGACGGGATTGGGGTATTATGATAAGGAAGATCGTTATGAAATTGAGGATTTCTTTTTCAGTGGGAAGGAACCAAAAGTACAACCTGTTAGAACCGAATCTCAATTGGTAGATATAAATGATTCTTTGTTGGTGGAATTTATAAAATTTGATACCATAAAGGGGTATCTGAAGAAAGGTATCAATTTCGTTCAGTCAGTTTTATCCAAACTATTTTCAAAGGTGAAGAAAGCAGTTTGGTCATTGGTTGATAAATTGACATCATCATCATTTATGAATAGATCTTTGGACAAATTGAATAGGGATTTGAACAAAGGTCTTATGACGGAAGCACTCAGAAAACAGCAATTGGATTGGGATAAATCATTGAGTGGAAATTCTAAACGGTGGGCAGAGTGGAAGGATAGGGCCATTTCTCACTTGAAAAAATATTCTGTAGCATTGGATAAGAATACTACTGAATTGTTCATTGGAGAATCAGCAACAGGTGTTAGTAAACTTATTTCCAACATAAAAAATTTGAAATATAGTCAAACTATTTTGCTCAATGTGCCAGTAAATGTAATTGCAATGGATATTTTTGGGAGAATTGCTAAAGATATAGTTAAAAGTAAGAATGCATTTGTTGATACTATTAGGATATTCAATAGTTTATCGTTTGATATTAGTATGGGTGATAGTGAGATGCCAATAATAAAGGTTTACGGTGTCAATTGGACGAAGAAAATCTCTACAGAATATGAGGTAGTCAAGCGTGCCAATCTCAACACAAAGGGTATAGAGGAAATTCAATCCAAGAATCAACCATTGGGGGGTTTTACGGCAGAACCTAGTATTCAGGGTGGTGGTACTTATTTGGCCACTTATATGTACATTTTCTATGAGTACCATGCAGAAGGTGATTCGGGTAAGATATTGTACAAAAAAATGCAGGTCAGACCAGATAAGGGTGGAATTGCAGCTGAGAGTTATCCTCAAAATTATATTTGGGATAATGGGTTCAAAGAGGATAAATAGTGAAATCCTTTAGGCAGTTCATAACCGAAGCAGTAGTCAAAAACCTACACATGGAACACATCGAGGACGAAGTGTTCAATAATGGTGTGAATGGTGCAAGAGAATCTATAACTTTCTTGCAGTCAGTTCGAGAGATGCTATCGGGTAATGCACAGTCTAAATTAGATATTACAGTCAAATTCGATGGGGCCCCTGCTGTGTTTGTGGGTACAGATCCATCGGATGGCAAGTTTTTCGTAGGTACAAAGGGTGTGTTCAACAAGAATCCAAAGTTGGTCAAACATCCAAGTGATGTCGCATTATATGGATACAAAGGACAATTAGCAAGCAAGTTAGTGATTGCATTCAACGAACTACAGAAGTTGAATATAAAGGGTGTGCTTCAAGGTGACATGATGTTTACACAGAATGACCTAGAAAGTACAGAAGTTGATGGAATACAATATATAACTTTTCAACCAAATACTATTGTCTATGCAGTACCAGCAAGGTCTGCTCTAGCACAAAAAATACAAAAAGCAAAAATTGGTATCGTTTTCCATACAACTTATACTGGCACTTCATTAGAAGAAATGGGTGCTAGTTTTGGTGCAGACGTGAGTGGTTTAGACAACACAGATTCTGTTTGGTACTCAAGTGCCGAATATGAAGATAAATCTGGATCAGTCACTATGACAAAACAGGAAACCAGTGTTTTAACTGGTTTCCTGTCTATTGCTGGAAAATCATTCAGACGTGTCAACACATCACAACTCAAAAGTATTTTGGACAATCAATCTAGTCTACCATCATCATTGACGGGGGCATCGTTCAAAACCTATCTAAACTCTCTAGTCAGACAAGGAAAATCAGTCACGGAAACCAACTACCATGCCAATCAATACATCCGCTATCTTAACGACTATTTTGAAACTAAAATCCTTACAAAAATCAAATCAGACGCAGGGAAAGTCAAAAAACTCCAAGCAAAAGAAGAAATCATCAAAAACATCCAACAAAACCGTAAAACGTTAGAAGCAGTGATGGAAATGTATATCAATATTTCCATTGCTAAACAGATAATTATCGACAAACTAAATATGGGTGTAAAGAGATTTCCGAATACCTTTGTCCGTACAGATTCTGGATACAAGGTAGTCAATGACGAAGGGTACGTGGCAATCGACACTATCAAAGGCAATGCAGTCAAATTGGTAGATCGGTTAGAATTTTCATACAATAACTTCAATGGTATTAAAAATTGGGATAAGTAGGAGATTTATATGGTAGACACTTTAGAAATTCTTAGGGATGATTCAAATATCTTATGGACATGTCTTGCGGCCTTCTTGGTATTTTTTATGCAAGCAGGGTTCGCAATGGTCGAAGCAGGGTTCACACGGGCAAAAAACGTCTGTAACATTATCATGAAAAATTTGATGGATGTTTCGATTGGTTCAATAGTGTTCTGGATGGTTGGATTTGGGTTGATGTTTGGTGTATCGAATGGGTTAGTTGGTACGAATTTTTTCTTTTTTGATGGATCATCGGAGTTGGCAAAAGGAACGGGTAATTCAGTTGGATTCAATTGGGCCTTTTTGCTATTCCAGACTGTATTTTGTGCTACCGCTGCAACTATAGTTAGTGGTGCGGTTGCCGAAAGAACCAAGTTCACGTCATATTTGCTGTTTTCATTGATTATCTGTGGTCTGGTATATCCAATATTTGGGTCATGGGCATGGGGCAGTTTATATGCTGGTGAGGGATGGTTGGAAAAAATCGGGTTCTTGGATTTTGCTGGTTCTACCGTAGTCCACTCTATTGGTGGATGGGCCGCATTAGCAGGGGCAATAGTAGTTGGTGCAAGAACGGGAAAATATTTGGAAGATGGTAAAATGGGATTAATATCAGCACATAATATACCGATGGGAGCATTGGGTGTGTTTGTATTGTGGTTGGGTTGGTTTGGATTCAATGCTGGCAGTACTACCGCAGTTGGTGGTGATTTGGCATTTATTGCTGTGGTCACTAATTTGTCTGCATGTGCAGGGGCAATTGGTGCTGGTCTGTTGAGTTGGTTCCTATTCCGAAAACCAGATCCATCGTTGGCACTAAATGGTGCATTAGCAGGGTTGGTTTCAATCACTGCTGGTTGTGATATTATGTCACCAAGTATGGCAATTCTAACTGGATTGGTAGGTGGTTGTATCGTAGTTGGTGCAGTTAGATTATTCGATAAGTTAAAAATTGACGATCCAGTTGGTGCAATTTCAGTGCATGGTGTTTGTGGTGCATGGGGTACGTTGGCAATCGGATTGTTTAGTTCAAGTGCAGGGTGGACTCAGTTGGGTGTACAGGCAATCGGTGTTGGTGCAGGGTTTGCGTGGGCATTCGGTATCAGTTTTCCACTTTTTCTGCTAATCAAGCATACCATCGGAATCAGAGTTGATGAACGTGAAGAAGTTGAGGGGTTAGATGTATCTGAGCATGGGGTTTCTGGTTATGAGGGTATACCAATTCTAATAGATCAAAGAGAGATGTAATGCTAAGATTCAAGGAATTTCTATCAGAGAAGATCGAAGGTGTGGCATGGCAAAAAACTATCTATGATTTGCTTTGGCAACCAAATGACCAAAAGATGGGGTATCTACCGATGTCCAAATTGATGCTACGGAGAATGGGTATAACGGGCGAAACCCAAACGGAGCAATGGGCATATCATATCACTGATCCTAAAGGTGCAGTCCATGTATTGAAAATGCAAGGATCGGCAAAAGCACTCTCTACCATGACACAGGTTACAAATGCAGAGATGGCACTAGAGCATTTTGGGTCTGATGGTCTTGGTGGAATCCAGACCAGAGGTGGTGTGATGATAGAAATGAGTGGAGATGTGGTCGTTGCTGGTAGTCAGGATTTGATGTCTGCACCAGATGATCAGGGTCGGAGATGGGTAGATACTGCTGGTGTGTTGGGGGGTATGACTAATGTGGGTGATTATATTCGGGCATTAGAAAGCATGATGTCTGAACTATTCAAAAGAAAGGCTAGTCTCATTAAAAAAGAGGTTGGTAGTTTCTACAGTGGTTTAATGATGATACGTTGGCCTGAATCAGATAAAATGGAAGAAAATGAAATAGAAATACCTACAGCACCAGACGATAGTACAGATCGTGAAGCAATGAGATGGATGCATTGGTTGGGATCAGGACATTCTACATCATATATCACTAAATCTCGTACAGGCAAAACTAAAAATGATAAGGTTCTGCTTAAATATATCAGAAAATTTGTTGGAACGATGGTCGGAAAAACTTTTGATCTAATGGAAACGTTTATGGGCAAACATGTTGATTTGCTGAAAGGTGTGATTTCTGGTGATGATGGTTGGACTGTATGGAATGAAATTCTACTCAACAAGATCAAGATCAAACAGGTGTTGATAAGGAAAGAGTCTGAATATCATTCATTGGAAGATGCCGAAAATTTGGCAGAGATGACGGAGAAGAAGGGTATCAAGACTCAACTCTTAGATGATGCTGGATGGGATGAGGAACTTGGATGGATTTTCCAAGATATGGAAGTTTGACGTGTTTGGACTGAGCAGTGGGGAACTTATGTACAGGGTTTTGATTATTATCCTTTTCTGTGAATGTATATTTGGAATGATAGGATGTTAAATTATAAGTGGATTTTCGTTATTCTTTTTGTTATTGGTGGTTGTGATTATCAAGAGAGTAGGTTGGTCAAAGAACAGGCAGTCACTTTTGAACAGGAAATAGCATTTCGACAACGCAAAGAGATAGAGTTAGAAAACAAAATCAAAAAGCAATTGGAAGAAATTAGCAGTCTGAAAAAACAATTAGAATGTAGAGAAGAAGAATGATAAATTTCACCTTTTGGGGTAAACAGGTTAGTGGATGGTGGGTTATCGTTTATGTTTTTTTGTTTTGTATGCTATTGGTAGGTATCCAAGAGAAACCAGAAGAATCAGAACGGGCATTTAAGTGTTGTGCCTGTTGTAAGGCAGACAGTGGTATATATGGTGAATATGTCTGCTGTAAGAATAACAGTTGTTTGGGAAAATAAAAGGGAGAATGAGATGGAAAAATATGTAAAAGTACTGACTGAAATAGGTAAGCAAAACAATGAAGTTCCAACTTCATTACGTGAAGAAGGTGATGCAGAATTTTTTGGTAAGATGCGTACCACTTTCAAGAATATCGGTGTGGAGAAACTTGCTGAACAAATTGCAGTTGCATTGAGAAAACCAGACGTAGCAAAATTGTGTAAAATCCTACAAGGAAAGTAATATGAAAGTCGTTTTTACATTTGGTCGTTTCAATCCACCAACTATCGGACACGAAAAACTTATCAAAAAGGTAGAAAGTGTTGCTGGTAGTGGTGCAGATTTTCTCATATATCCGAGTTGGACACAGAGTCCAGATAAAGACCCAATGCCACATGAAGTTAAAGTTAAGTATATGAAACTGGCATTTCGGAAATATGCAGATAAGGTCATATCTGACCCCAAATGTAAAACGGCAATCCATGTTGTAACCAAACTTTATGATGCAGGGTACACAGATGTTACAATGGTGGTAGGTGGTGATAGAGTTTCGGATTTCAACAAACTAATAAATAAGTATAATGGAGTTAAATCGACACATGGTTATTACGAATTTGCGAATGGGGTTAAGGTGGTCAGTGCTGGTGAACGTGATCCAGATGCAACTGGTGTAGAGGGCATGTCAGCATCTAAAATGCGAAAAGCAGCCGCAGAAGGTGATTTTGAGTCATTCAAGACAGGTATACCAAAAGTGATGCCAGACAAGATGAAAAAAAAGATGTTTGAAGAACTCAGAAAGTATATGGTTGTACAGGAATATGAAAGGGATTATAAAGATGAATATGCAAAATTTCAATCATCACCTGAGAGGATAAAATACAGAGCAGAGTTGAATAAATACAACAGAGAAAAGGGTACTTATGGTAATGGAGATGGAAAGGATGCATCTCATAAGAATGGGAAAATTGTTGGGTTTGAAGATCAATCAAAGAATCGGGGTCGTCGTGAAAAAAGTCGATTGAAAGGTTATAAAAGGAAGGCAAAAAAAGAGGAACATATGACATTTGGTCAGTTCAGAAAGATATAGTGAGTTGATGTATAGTAATTTGAAACGTAGGTATGTTTTAAAACAATTGAGGGTGAAAAATGGTTATAGGTATAAGTGGCAAAATAAGATCTGGCAAGTCAAGGGTGGCAAAAACAATTATCGAAATTTTAGAGGAAAACGGAAAGACGGGGGTCGTCAAAAGTTTTGCCCAACCGTTGTATGAGATAATTTCAGAGATGTATGATAATGACATTGAAACCATCAAACGTGATAAGCAAGATAAGGTTCCGATTTATATAAATACAGACAAACACAATGCGGTTTTAAGATTTCCAATTATCGTGAGATATTGCAGATTATCGGTACTGGTGCAAGGAATTATGGTGATATTGATATTTGGGTTAATGCCTTATTTGGTGTGGGAAATGAGAAGGTTCTTAGTTCTTTGGGAAACAATAAAGGGTCTGTTTGGGTTATTGAGGATTTAAGATTTCCCAATGAAGCAAAACGAATTCGGGAGTGCAATGGTCTTTTGTTTAGAGTGGAACGGGAGAAGCATCAACCCAACGAGCATATTATTGAAAATTCGTTAAATAATTGGCAAGATTGGGATTTAGTGATAGAAAATAATTTTGAAACTAAGAAAAAACGCAATAAGGGTTTGAAGAAAATCTTAGAAAAGTACTTAACAGGGGTGGTGGTATGAGTCATTTAGGAGTTGGCAATAAGTTTAGAACCAAAAATGTTGTTCCAGCAATAGAAAAAATTCTTTCTGGAACTGCATTGGATGAACCTACGGAAAAACCTAAAAATGAAAAGGTTGATGGTCGTACCAAAGAGTATAAAAATGCGGTAAAACGTATGACTAATGGTGGTCGTAGGAAGGATGGGCCAGATGGTCGTAGCAAAAGTTATAAGGAAACTGTATCACGAATTGCCGCTCGAACATCAAAACGAGATGCAACAGTAGAAGAAAGTAAGAAACCTTTAAATGAATTGTTTTCTGATGTTGATTTTCTGATCGACCAATTGAGCAATTCAATGGAATATTATTCAGAGGATGATTTTGTGGAATTTATGGGTGACGAAATAAAAATGTCATCTAGTATTGCCAAACAAATAT